GGAAGAGGTAGAGGAAGAGGAAGAGGTAGAGGAGGTACCTACGGTGCCAAAAAAGAGAGAGGCGCGTAAACGCTTCTCTCCTCCCTCCGCTGCCGAGGTAAGGGAGTATTGCCGAGAAAGGGAAAACGCTGTAGATGCGGAGTCCTTTGTAGATTTCTATGCGGCTAAAGGCTGGAAGGTGGGGAATGCGCCTATGAAGGACTGGAAGGCAGCAGTCCGAACTTGGGAAAAGCGAGAAAGCCGTGCAGCGCCTAGGCGCGGTGCTTTTGATGCAAATGATTATTTGCTTGGGATTATCGGGGAAGAAGGTGCATGATGACGAAGGCGGAGATTGCAAAGCTGATTTATGTCGTAAAGGCCACATACCCCAATAGCTTTTCCCGGTATACAACACAGGATCTTGATAACATGATTTCTGCCTGGTTGTCCGTGCTAACGGATTATACATACGAGCAAGGCTCTGCCGGATTAAAGGTGTACTTGTCAAGCGATACAAAGGGATTTCCACCATGCCCGGGGCAGATAGTGGATAACATCTTGAAACTGAGTAAGCCCAAGATAGCGGAGATGACCGGGACTGAAGCATGGGCTCTTGTGCGTAAAGCAATCCGGAATGGATATTACGGTGCGGAGGAGGAGTTTGAGAAATTACCTCCGGCTTGCCAAAGAGCAATAGGGAGCCCTGCAAGCCTAAGGGAATTGGCGCAAATAGACACGGAAACCGTGGAAACTGTGGAACAGTCGCATTTTATCCGGGCATATAATACGCAGCTTGAAAGGGAACGAGAGGACGCAAAGATTCCGAGCTCTGTCCGTGCATTGATAGGCACTTTGGGAGAAGCTACGGCGTACCTGGAGGATAAGGCGCAATGAAAAGCATAATACCAGGGGACGATTCAGAGAAATGCTTTATATGCCGGAGATATGGTCCAGAGCATGTCCACCATTGTCTGCATGGCTGCTACAGGAAACTTGCGGATAAATACGGGCTGACAGTGCATTTGTGCGTGTCTTGCCACATGCTATTGCATGACAAGGGGAGATATGACAGGGAACTAGAGGCGATAGCGCAAGAAGCGTTTGAGAAAAAGTACAGCCATGAGGAGTTCATGAAGCTGTTTGGGAAGAACTGGAGGTAGAAGAATGAACAAGGTTATTTTGCTAGGGAGACTGACAAGGGATCCGGAAGTTAGATATACGCAGGGAAATGAGCCAATGGCGGTCGCAAGATATAGTCTTGCCGTAGATCGCCAAGGCAAGAAGGACGAGAACAAGCAGAATACAGATTTTATATCCTGTGTGGCCTTTGGAAAGCGTGGTGAGTTCGCAGAGAAGTATCTTCACAAGGGAACGAAGATTGCCGTATGTGGTAGATTACAGACCGGAAGCTATACCGCTCAGGACGGAATCCTGCAGGCGTTCCCTATGGACAGATGGAGGCAAGTAGTATCTGATTCACAAGCCTATAAGCAGTTTGGGAATGCGGTTACAGTAACGCTTTTTAAGGCTATAGCAGAAGAGATAGCAAACAGTATCCACGAAGCAGAAAAAGGGGAATAAGCCTGCAAAAAGGAGGAAAGATATGCAATGGATAAGAAATGGGAAGAAATACGATACGGACACGTCAGAGTTGATATGGCAAGGCTATCAGTCTGTTAAAGTTCCATACGATGAAGCAAGAAAATCAATAATACGCAAGTTTTACAAGAAAAGAAGCGGAGAATGCTTCATGGCTGTAGAAACAAAAAGAAGTAGCTTTGGGAGTTCATGGGACGAAAAAGACCCGGAAATTATTACATTCACCGAAGAAGAAGCAAAGAAGTTTGCAGAAGAGAATCTTCCTGTCGAAGGGTACGAAAGAGCTTTTGGACAAGTATCGGAATAAAGGAGAAAAGTTATGAAAAGCTATCAAGAATTTAAGGACTACTTGAAACAGAGAACCAATACCTCCAATAATGATTTCAGAAGGCGGTGCCTCATTGAGTGCCTTGATGATTACATGGATGAACTGTTAGACCGTAGAAACCTTCAGGAAGCCGATAGTGAAGAATACAAAAAGCTTGAAAAGCGAAGGGTAGAACTTAGTAAGCTGATGGAGACTATAAGTGAGGAGAGGCGGCTGGCTAAACTTTACAAGATGCGTTGATAAGGAAATGAGGGGAATCATGGATATTAAAGAAAAAGAGGAGTTGATAAGGTTGCTTTCAAAATATCAAGAGGAAACTATGGAAAAAGTAAAGAAGTGGGGGAGTTTAGTAAGCTGTCCTTTTATCGAAAAGATGAACACTATTGCAAAAGTTGGTTTCTATCTATCGTTAGAAATTGCAGAGAGCATGAAGCGGTAGAAAGATGTGAGTGAGAATTGGACTGTGCAGCAGTCTAAAAGATGTATTGGACTATGTTGAGGGGTAAAGCATAGATCATACTATGCAGCAGGTTGAAGAACGATTCATACTATGCGGTAGACTGGAATGATTCACCCTATGCAGCAGGCCAAGAAAAAGTAAGTTTGAGTAATACTGATATAAAATATCTTCGGAGGAGCCGGATGACAAAGGAACAATTAAAACAATATAGGGAATGGAAAGGAAATATCTGTGTCCTTGAAAAAGAAATCTCTAATATGGGAGGAGAGGTGGTTCATGACTTCGGCCATGATTATTCAAAAGGATTTAAAAGAGTGGTGCACCTGGATGGATTTAATCAAGAACTATATGATAAGAGAATAAGTAAGCTTTCTGAACTTAAAGAAAAGATAAAAAAAACAGAAAGCTGGATTGAGTCTATAGAGGATGACAGGTTGCGCTTTGTTATCCGGAGCAGATATACGGAGGGTAGAGCTTGGCGGTGGATAGCAAAAAAGCTGGCCAATGTATCAGAAGATTACGTGCGGATTATGATACATGATAAGTTCTTTGATAAGGGCAAAAAATAATTCGGAAAATTCGTTTTATTCGGAAAATTCGTTTTATACTAATAATGGACAAAGTGTCGGGATGCATTTTGCCATGAAGACAACCTACTTTGAAGCTTGGAGCCACTTAACGGTGGCTCCATTTTTGTTACCCGGAAAGGTCTATGAAAAAATTATGCCCTATATGCGGAAAACTCCATGGCATAGGTGAGACATGCAAACCATATGTTAGGAGTGCTGATGCACTTACAGAACAGAGAAGCTTTAGAAACTCTACAGCATGGAAGAAGAAGCGAGAAGAAATCAAGGAACGAGATAAGTATCTTTGTTTGTATTGTCTTATGGTGGAGAAGAACTTGGCCAGAGAAAACTTGGAAGTTCATCACATTGTAAAGATTAAGTACAACAAAGAAGGGCGCCTGTCCAATGATAACCTAGTGACTCTTTGTAGGTATCATCATGAGCAGGCAGAGAAAAATATAATCAGCAAAGAGGAACTGTTTGCATTAGTTGATAAGGTGGAGCGTGGTGGAGGGATACCCCCCCTGGGGTCAAAACGATAACAATTATTAAAAATTAAGCACCGACGCCCCACCTTTCTTCACAAAAATAACGCTTTAAGGGGGATTTTGTGGAACTGGAGTTTTTGAAAACTGATAGTTTAATACCGTACGAGAATAATCCGAGACATAACGATAGCGCCGTACGCTTTGTGGCAAACTCTATAAAGGAATTCGGCTTTCAAGTGCCGATAGTAATAGATAAAAACAATGTTATTGTTGCCGGGCATACGAGACTGAAGGCAGCAAAGCTGCTTCGGATGTCAGAGGTTCCCTGCATAAGAGCGGTCACCTTAAGCGACGAACAAGTAAAGGCTTTCCGGATAGCCGATAATTCTGTATCGGAGGTTTCAACATGGGACGAGTCCCTTTTAAAGTTGGAACTTGAAGGAATAGACTTTGATTTTTCAGACTTCGGCTTAAAACTACCAGAGATAAAGCTAGACCAGATAAAACTTACAGACGATGAGGAAGGATACTACGGCGATGAGCGAGAAAGAACGAACAGAGAATACAACCTTGATATTCAGACTCGGTGTGAATTTACGAAGGACTTTTGGCAAATGCCGATTATCCGGAATGATGGATTTGTGCCGGAAGAGCTCATAGGATTCAATTACGCAAAAACATCCGAGAAGAAGAACACGGGAGTCCATTTTTATCTTGACGATTATCAGTTTGAAAGGATTTGGAACTGCCCGGAAAAGTATGTTGACATGTTCAAGGAGTACGATTGCATATTGAGTCCGGATTTCAGCCTTTACATGGATATGCCTATGCCGATGAAAGTTTGGAATGTGTACCGGTCAAGGCTGATTGGCGCCTACTATCAATCATATGGCATTCCAGTTATCCCTACACTTTCATGGGCGGAAAAAGAAACATTTGACTTTTGTTTTAAAGGAATTCCAACGGGCTCCATAGTATCCATTAGCACCGTAGGAGTAAAGAATGATAAAAACGCTTTACAGATATGGAAAAACGGAGTAAAAGAGATGATAGAAGTAATAAATCCATCGATACTACTTGTATATGGCGGAGAATTAGATTTTGATTTTAGGGATACAGAGGTAATATATTTTGAAAATGATACCTTGAGGAGGTGGAAAGATGAATCCGTATAAAAAAGGGACGAAAGAATATGAAGAACAATTTAAGCGGGACTGGGAAGAGTCTATGAAGGAAGCAGTGGACGAAGTAATTTCGGAGCAAGATGAGTGGTTTGAGAAAGAATTTTTACCTAGTGAACAGGGGCAGGAGTACTTAAAAGCAAGAGATGACGACGAAGCGTATGATGAGTACTTAAAAAAATATCACCCTGATATGTTTACGGATGAAGGGCTAATGATTCTGGAGTAAATAGAATGTTTTCAGTTTGTAGAAGAGATGAGCTTAAAGCTTGTCTCTTCTTTTTTATGGGGAGATTATGGGAGGAAGAGGAGCAAGTAGCGGAAGAGGTCACTCGACGAGTGGTGGAGGAAAAAAGATACAGTTCTATGATGTTACACATCGATTTAAAGGGATGAATGTACATGATTTTGAAAATGCTATAAGGGATTATAAAACTGAGTATGCCGGAGTATTTGATAAAAACGGTATATTGATACAAGCGGTAACATCCGGAAAGCAAGGGAGCACGGCTGTTCCACCCTCAGTTTCTACGGCCAGTATTCTAACTCACAATCACCCATACCACGGAGATAGAAGAGTTGGAGGGACATTTAGTGAGGCCGACATAACCATATTAGGAAAGTACAGTAATTTGGATAGCGCGAGAGTATCCACTAACGGTGTGCATGAGAACACGTATATTATGCGTAAGGGAAAAAATGCGAATCCCGCAAAGTTAAAAGATTTAGCCACGAAGTCAAAAAATGGTGGCCAAGGGTCTATGCGTGATATCGGGAAAAAAGCACTAGCGAAGCATACCGCTAGTATGAAGAAAAAGGGGTATAGCGATGTAGAAATAGCTAATAAAAAGAATCAGCTATATCTTGGCTCCATGAAGCATTACTGGAAAACAAATGCAGAAAAAGCAGGGTATGAATACATAGAAGTAAAGCGCAAGCATTGGTAGGGGGGATAAATGAAACAAAAACTTAATTTAGAGCAGCAGGCCAAGGAGATACTAAAGATTGCGGAAGAAAGCGGCGTGCAGTCCAATTTCTTTTTCTTAACGACTTTTAAAAGATATCAGGTGCAATTAAATATTCTTACGGACCTTGAGAAGACAATAAAAGAGGATGGTCCAATTGCTACGAAAGAATATGTTAAGGGCAGGGAGAATATTTATACGCACCCGGCGGTATCGGAATATAACAGGACTACGGATTCGGCTAATCGGACGGTGCAGACTTTGATGAAGATTATTAAGGACTTAGGAAAGTCACAGGACAGTGACGAAGATGAGGATCCATTGTTAAAGATATTAAATGGTGGTGATAATGAATGACGGAAAACAAAGCGTATCTGTACTGCAAGAAGGCAGTCAAAGAGAACACTACCCCTAAGTATGTTAAGCTGCAGATGAAGGATTTCACGCGGATATGCGAAGGAAAGAATAAAAAGTATAAAATCAGCGAGAAGAAACTCATGCAGCTTAATGGTCTTCTCAAACTCTTGAATATGCCTAAAGGATTAAAAGCCGGTGTACCTCTTGCAGAATGCACTTGTGGGTATCAATGGCTTTTTTATATTGCTATTTTTTGCGTGGTATACCGTGAGAATGAGGAGAAAAGGCGATATGAAACAGGGCTTTTAGAGATATGCCGTAAGAATTTTAAAACCTACACAGTAGCAACAATCTTTATTTTGTTGCTTCTCACGGAACCACAGTTTTCAAAGTTCTTTAGCGTGGCACCGGATGGTAGCTTATCAAGAGAGATAAGGGAGGCAATTTCGGAGACTTTGCGTTCTTCTCCCTTGGTGTACTCCTATAAAGGCAAGAACAGATTCAAAATTTTGCGAGATTATATCAGCTTTAAGCCTTTTAACTCGGTTTATACACCTCTTTCCTTTTCCACAAGCAGAATGGACGGCCGTTTACCTAATGCCTTCTGTGCGGATGAGGTGGGAGCGCTGCCTACAATTTATCCTTTGGAAGCTATGCGTTCTGGCCAACTTAACATCTTGAATAAGTTGGGATTTGTTATCTCTACAAAGTATCCGACAATAGATAATCCTTTTGAGGAAGAGGTTAGCTATTCAAAGAAAGTCCTAAATGGTCTTGTTGAGGATGAAACTAGGTTTTCGCTCCTGTATGAGCCGGATAACACAAAGGACTGGGAAACAAATGACTTAATTCTAAAGCAAGCAAATCCGGTAGCTTTAGAGATTCCTGAGATATGGGAGGATTTGCTTAAGAAGCGCACAAGGGCGATAGCTACGGCAAAGGTAAGAGAGAACTTTGTTACTAAGCACTGCAACATCATCTACCAAGGGGTAGGAACAGAAAGCTATATAGATGTTAAAGATGTGCAAGCTTGCAGGGTGGAATCCATTGATTGGACCGGTAAAGAGGTCTATCTGGGACTGGATCTATCAGAGTCAAACGATAATACGTCTGTTTCCATGGTTGCGATAGAAAACGAGACAATTTTTGCTAAATCCTTTGCCTTTATCCCGGAAGAGCGGATAGAGGAAAAGGCTGCAGCGGAGCATGTGGACTATCGGAATCTTTGTAAAACAGCGCATGTCTATGCTTGTGGGGATAGGGTAATAGATTACACCTTCATAGAGGACTTTATCCTTTCTCTTGAGGAAAAATATGGCGTTACAGTAATGGAAGTAGGTTTTGACCGGTGGAATGCCCTGTCTACAGCACAAAAGCTGGAAAAAGAAGGATTTCAGATGATAGAGCTTAAGCAGCATTCATCTGTTTTACACCCGGCAACTAAGTTCTTGAAAGAGAAGATTTTGAAGAAGGAATTTGCTTATGAGAGTAATCCGCTTTTGGAGATTAACTTTCAGAATGCTAAGTGTGTTTATGACACAAACAAGAATCAGTATGTAAACAAGAAAAAGTCAAACGGCAAGGTAGATATGGTAGTTTCCCTTATCAATGCCGTATGCCTATTGCAAAGAAGTGATATGGGCGATGATTTTGTAGCACAGGTTATTTAGGAGGATGGATGGTATGTGGCCATTTAAAAGAAAAGCCGAGGAGATTAGAGCAGATACAGCTGCAGTATCCGGAGACGCATTGCTTAAAGCATTGGTGTCAGACCCGAAAATCAACAAAGAACAGGCAATGCAGATTCCTGCAGTATCTGCTTGTGTAAATTTGATTGCCGGAACGGTGGCTATGATTCCTTTTAGGCTTTATAAGGTGGATAATGACAAGATTAAGCTTTCTGAGGAAAGAGACGATCAGAGAGTTGGGCTTTTAAATATTGACCCGGGAGATACGCTGGACGCTTTCCAGATGAAGCGAACGCTAATCGAAGATTTTCTACTGGATGAGGGTGGGTATGCATATATCGAAAGACGGGGGAACAAAGTAAAAAGCCTACGTTATGTGGATCCTTCAAACATTGGGTTTAGCTATAATGCGGACCCGATATTTAAGGACTATAAGCTTCTTGTAGGTGGTAAGCAGTACTATCCTCACGAATTCATCAAGCTACTAAGGCGAACGAGAGATGGGCATAGAAGTATCAGCGTAGTAGAGGAGAACTCCGAGCCTTTTTCTATTGCCTACCAGACGATGCGCTTTCAAAACAAAATGCTAAAAACCGGAGGGGCTAAAAAAGGCTTTGTGAAATCTCAGAAAAAATTAAGCCAGGAAGCCTTGGACTTTTTAAAGAGTGCCTGGAAGCGGATGTTTTCAGAAGATGACTCTGAAAACGTGGTGATCTTGAATGATGGCTTAGAGTTCCAAGAAAGTTCTGCAACACCTGCAGAAATGCAGCTACATGAGAACATTTCCAGTTCTACAAGGCAGATATGCCAGATTTTCGGCGTACCGTACCAACTAATCAGTCGTGACAGTACACCGTCCGAGGAGGACAGAATCATATTTCTACAATATTGCATTCAGCCGATTCTTTCAGAGATTGAG